TACAAGCTCCTCATTACATGCATTCTCATACTGCCATGCATGTCTCATCTCATGTGCCAATGAGTTGACCATCTCAATGACATCTGCATCAGCACGTACACATACTGTATGCATAGGAAAACCAACTGTAGGTGCAACATATAACCCTACTGTTTCTAATGGACGTGATGCTAAATGTCCACCTGATTCTTCATCAAACGAGACTTCTAGTTTGACAGGTAATTCAAGGCCAAGAAGACTAGCGATGTCTTCCTTATGAGAGCGTAATGCTCCAAAGATTTGTTCGTGTTGCATGTTCATAAATATTCAACTCCTCAGTTAGTGTTATAGATAGGGGGTGGGCGCCGAAAGATTCCCACTTTATACCTATACACTTACCATGCCGCTGAGAATTTTTTGTCAATTTCCACTATAGGAACGTCTTTTCTCGACTCCTGGTCCGCACCTCTTGTTCGGGTTCAATATCTTTCCACTATTCTTCTCATAGCTCTCACCACCGAATTGACCCTTTTATCACAAAACCCGTTCCGTTTCTTTTGTCATTAAAAAGGGGGGTGGGCGGAAAAAAGACCCCCTACCCTTTCTTTTAAAAGAGAGTCTTTGCAAAAATGAAATTCAATAGAAAATGGCCCTATAAGGCACAAGTTAGGAAGTAAAATATAGTAATTGGAAGGGATAGGTGATAGGATAAAGGCAAGACATCTAAGAGAAAAGCGCAACTGGAGAAGAAGGGAGTTTTTTGAGATGAAGAAGACTGTACTTTTACATTTTTCAGTAGTAGAAGGCCGTCGGTGTGCTTCTTGTGACAGTCTCTTACGCGACCGCTATGCTAGTTTTAAGGTAGAGGATAGTGAAGAGATAGTACGGCTTTGTGCGCCTTGTACAGACGCCATAGACGGGGTATTACGTAAGCGTAAGGAGCGTGTCGAGAGTTGATTAACTTATTGTTAGATGAAGCGTTCGATGTCCGGTACCAAAAGAACCCGGAATCGACGAATGGGGTCCTGCTGTACATGCATCGGATTGATGTCGGCGGCCTTATGGGAGAGTTAGAAGATTTGTATTTTAATTTTGAAAACACACATTATGAATTCTTTGATATTGAGATTGTAGGGTGGAAGAAGGAGAAGGCGGCTTATACCTATTACATTCAGTTTAAAAAGATGCGCTATACCCGACAAAAGGATATAAAAGTAGCCGTCGGCGCCAGTTAATATGAATTTCTATGAGATGTATAGTATATTGTTCGTGATTAGTACGTTCTATCTCTATCAAGAGACTCTCTTCTATATAAGAGAGAAGAAGTATTATCAAAACTATGGCTGGTGGGCGCTCTATATCTGGTTAGTCTATTTTATCGTCCATAGTAGCGCTTTACTGTACATATTGTGGGAGTGATGGGTCATGTGGACATATGTAATAAAACTGAGTAAGCGGATTACTTTGTTTCAAGTGCTTATAGGGGGAATCGGAGGAGTCGGCGCCGTCACCTTTGTCTTATTCTTTTTCCAATCTCTTTTCTAATCACAACTACTACAGAAGAGAGTCTTATAAGGGGAAAGACTAATACAGAGAGAGAACCATCTTTAAAATCAGATGCCCGGCGGGAACATACTCTTTGTATGTGGGGCTTTAGCCCTTCCTATCCTTATCCTATAGAGAGAGAAACATATAGGGTTCTATAAGAGAGAGGACTATAAGCAAGAGAAGACCTATAGGGAGTTTATAACGAAAGTAACAGGCGAAGCCGGAGATATCTAACCCGGAGCTTCGTCTTTTTTCGTTTTCCAGCGGTTTATCTTGAGATTTCGGCCGTAAATGGTTACATTTCGCACATAGACAGTAATGTCTGCCACTCTCTTACGGCAACATGCACAAATGTCAGGAAAATAATCCTGTAAAAATTCGATTCATAAATGAATGGTAACTTCTGCCCGTCGCTTGTCTATTAGGTCGGGAAATACGAAAGGATGAATACTATGGAAGAACAAGATAAACGCAAAGAGGAACTCTCTTTATTAGCTCCTAAGAAGTATATGAACATCAAGAAAGAAGCCTTACCTTCCTCTTGGAAGATAAGTGAACAAGGTATTGAAGCAATTAAGTTTGGTGTTGCTATGAATAAGACCAAACATGGTATGTATGCTTCTATCCCTATGCTCTGTAAAGGAGAAGAATGTCAGTATGCGGCCGTCTGTCCGATTCTAGACCAAGGGTATAACCCAACAGGAGAACGTTGTCCGCTTGAAATCTCATTGATTATGACACGCTATGAAGACTACAAAGAAGAGTTCAATGCCAGCGACGATGATTTCGTTGATATGTCGTTGATTAAAGACCTCATTGACTATGATGTTCAGCTCATGCGTGCCGAGAACAAAATGGCAATTGATGGAGACTTCGTAGAAGATGTAGTCGTCACTGTCACGGACAATGGGGATGAAATCACGAACAAACAACTCTCAAAAGCAACAGAGTATAAAGAGAAGATTACAAATAAACGCCATAAGGTCCTTGAACTGATGAATAGTACGCGTAAGGATAAAGTCGGCGCGAAAGTCCAAGTCACGATGGACCCATCTTCTTATGCTTCCGAATTACTAAAAGAAGTGAAGTCGATGCCAGGTGAAATCATTGATGGGGATTATCTCGATAGTATCCGTATTGCGGAGACAGAAGAAGAAGCTGATTCTGAATGAGTACCCCGTTTAATTTACAAGAGTTTAATCAAGCTTTTCCTATGTCTCAAATTGCTAGTCGTCAAGTTCAACCAGAAATGAATTACAATCCTCAAACGGTAGAGGAAATGTTAGAACGAAAGATTCCTGGAGAAGAAAAAAAGACACCGAAGGGAGGTGCATCACGAGACCCCGGAACCGTTTCTCCTAAACAATACCGTCGTGCCTTAGAAGGTAGTCAACGAGGAGAAATGAATGGTTTCAAAGAAAAGGCATTGGGCGCAAAAAGTAAAATTAGTAAAATGTCTGGGCAAAACAAGTTTGCCGCTCTAGCCGCTTTAGGATTGAAAATGGGGGTTACCCATAGTCTCTTAGATAATGATGATGATGGAGTCGTCTCTACTGTAGCTACATCCGCTGTGTATACAGCAGGAATTGGTGGGGCCGCTGTCGTTGCCAATAAGTATTTGAACAAAGTAGAAGAATCTGTACATAAAAAGAAGCTATGGGACCAACAAATCAAGAAATTTGAGACCGATGCCGGGTCAGACGAGAAGAAAATTGAAGAATTAAAGAAACGACATGGAGAAGAACGTGGTGAAGAGCTTCGTAAGAAGAAAGGCTTAGAAACCAAAGAAGAACGGATTAAAAAAGCCACGACGACCAAGAACCAAGGAAATATTGACACACATGAAGAACGTGTTGTGAAACGTGGGAAACAGGTCATGAAAGGCTCTAAAATTGCCATGGGTGTGATTGCCGTGGGTGGTGCGTTGTCAGCTTTACACGGTATGAAACGTTCATCAGACGTTGAAGATATCAAAAAAGATGGCGAGAAAAAGATTACGTTGGAAAAACGAGCACAAAAAGAAAAAAACCGGAATTATGGATACAACGACCCAAGCTTTGGAAACATTGCTTTTGAAATGTTTGAGCAACGGACGGGACACTATAAAATGGGTGATTCTAAATTCCAGTAAGGAGACTAAATAATGCCAAGACTCAGAATGCCTAAATTTGTAAAACCAAAACTTGAAACCTATAATACGGGTTCTCACACCCCAAAATTAAGTCCAAGTGAATTAAAGAATCGGAATACAGGACATAATAGCGGGATTCCAGACGCAAGAAGTGAAGGTAGTGCGTTTAACTCATTACCAGATGGATATGGAACTGCTAGTCGAGCAGAACGAGGTAATACTTATGGACAAACGAAATTAAGTCATAACCGAACGGCTCATGTCGATGACCAAGTAAAAGCGCAAGAAAGTGCTTTTAATCAGCTTCCTTCAAATTATGGTGAAAGCAGAACGCCAAAAACAGATTATAGACGAGCCCAACGAACAGAAGAAGCGCATAATGATTTTCATAACCAACGTCAACAATCGGCAGATTCTGCTCGTGAAGATTACTTTGACAAGTTGGATAAGAAAAAAGGACGGCGCCAAGAACGACGACGTGAAGCTCGACAAGAAAAGAAACAAACAAAGAAAGACGAAGCGGCGGCGGCAGAGCACGAACGGTTAGCGCCTCAACGTCAAGTTGACCGGTATAAATCTGCAATCGAACAAGGACGTAACGATGCTAAAGTTCGAGCAGGTGGCACAAGTCAACGAACAGCCGGTATGTCCGATGATGACGCATTAGGTCTCATGAAACAAGACATGAGTCACCGTTTTAAATCCAATGGTGGTATGGGTGGTGTCGGCCGCTCGGCTGTTCGAGGAGCAGTCGGTGGTGGTGTCATCGGAGGTAGCTTAGAGTCGATGCAAGGTGGAGACTTCTGGGATGGTGCCAAATCAGGAGCGCTTATTGGGGCAACTGGAATGGCCGGGGCTCGAAGCTTAAAACAAGCAACAGGTGCTCAGAGCTATTTACGTGGCGAACATAACATCTTGAATACGTACCGTAAACAAACGGATAACTACGGAGTCGGTGTAAAAGCTTTGATGACCAACAACCGCATGGTTAATAAGTCAAAAGAAGTCATGGACGCTCGGAAAAACCGTAAAAATTCATAAGAAAGGAAGATTAGTATGGCAAAAGGACAAAGTTTCTTTAATTCCGCTGTCAAACGGTTAAATAGTGGGGCGCAACGTGTGGCTTCCAAACCACGTCGTTTAGGAGAAGCGTTGTCTTCAGACAAAAAGATTAAAAATACAGCGTCTGAAGTTTTCTTAAAAAACGATGTCGGTGGAAAAAACTTTAGTAACTTATATACGGGTAAAAAAGTACGTGCTCTTCCTATTTTAGCAATAGGAGGAGTTGCGGCTGGTGCGTCAGCTGGAGTTGGTGGTAATCCAGCAACTGGTGATGATGGGTTCATGGGAAGTGGAACAGGTCTCTTGGATGTAAAACGAATGACAACCCCTCGTATGGGAACAATGGAGTCTGGTGAACTTCCAACCTTCTTAGCGGACGGTGGTTCTAAATCAGGGACATCAAATACATTAGGTGCAAGCGGAGACATGGTCTTTGGTATGCACAATCGGAGAAAGGGGTAATCTAAATGGCAGGTATGGGCGGAATGATTAAAGCGACACATGGTGGTCTCAAGAGTGCAGGATATTTAGGCGTCGGGATGACAGCCTTAGATTTTAAATCCAACTTAGACCAAGGACAAGGAGTGGGTGAAGCGGCTCTGAAATCGGCGGCAAGTTTTGCGGCATGGTCAGCGGCGGCTCCGGTCATGTGGGGACATATGGCGGCAACCACTGGAATTGATGCAGTCGAAGCCGGATACAAATGGCGGAAACAACGTTCTGAAGAAATGCGGAGTCAATTGGTCTCAGACCGTACTGTTGGTGGGAACTATATTGACAGTTCACGGGCTCAAACAATGCGTCAAGCGGCCGTTCAAGCGATTCAAGGGTCGAAAATGAATGCTCGGTCTTCATTAGGTGGAGAAGCACGTCTCTTCCACAACAACACACCACGTTCGTTCTAAAATGAGCAATGTGTTGACAGACAGGAAATAAAAGGTTTTATTGAGGGCGGAAACAAGTTTTCCGCTCTTTTTCGCGTCAATAAAAGAGGAAAGGTAGTGACATATTGGGAAAGCAACATGACCAAGAGGTACTTCAGATTATGCGTGACCCGGTGAAATGGGCACGACATCATCTCGGAGGAGATAAACCTCGTTGGTACCAAGAAGAAATTCTAAGACATCCCCATAATCGTAAAGTTCTACGGTGTGGACGTCGTATCGGAAAGTGTATTGCCGGAGACCAACGGATTTTAGACCCGATTACAGGCAAGTACACAATGATTGAAGAATTGTATGCAACACAAAAGCAAGCTGACACAGTAAATCTACTTACGTTAAATGAAAAATATCAGTTAGAAAACTCTAGTGCTTTCTTCATTGAAGAGAATGGAGTTAAAGAAGTCTTCCGAGTGAAGACAAAACACGGCGCCGAAGTCTTGTTGACTGGCAATCACCCCGTATTAACGATTGATGGATGGGTGGAAGTGGACTTATTAGAAGTTGGAAATGCCATTGCGGTTCCAAAGAAACTCGACCATAAGGGAAGCATCACAGAACATGACTATGTTAAAGGAATTCCAGCTCCTGAGAGAGCGGCCATGCTTGGATATCTGGTCGCTGGTGGACGTGTTTTCAAAGATTCGCTCTGTTTAGAGTCTCGTTTTGAAAGTGTCCAAGACCGGATGAAACAAGTCTTCGAAAAACACGATGGTGTCTTCGCTAAAATCGAGAAACGTAAGCAAAGTTACGAACTCTGGATTCCACACCACTTAAATGAGTTTAAATTAGTGGCAGAAGAAGCTCGATTGGGTATTTTACCAGAAGAAGTCTACCAATACGATAAAACGGTGCTCGAATGCTTTATTGCCGCTTTATATGATGTTGGTGGCTGGGACTATGCAAAACGGATTGTTGAAATTGGATATGGTACGCCGCATCACGATTTTGCCCGTAATCTGAAACATTTACTGCTTCGTTTAGGGATTAAATCAAACATCTTGAAGAAACATGTCAATGATACAGAATATTTCCATGTTATGACCTATTACCGAGAGCATGTGATTCGATTTATTGATAGTGTTCGTCAAGGCAATAAGACGGCACGTGATTATTCAGCTACATACCGTCGCGCATTAGAAATGCAATCGATGGATGATATTTTACCAAAAGACATATGGCCACATATTGAAAAAGAACGACGCGAAAAGAAAATGACGAAAACACAAGTATCTGGTTCGAAGACCGAACGGCTTCGGATGAATCATGGATTAAGTAAAGGAAAAGCCCGTGTATTCGCTGAAAACATGCATTCGGCTTTCTTATATGACTTAGTTTACAGCGATGTCCTCTGGGAAGAAGTTGTAGAAATTGAATCGGTAGGAATGCGTGAAACATATGACGTCTTCGTACCCGAAACCCACAACTTAGTCGTTGAAGACATTCTTGTTCATAACACATGGACGATGACAGCTCACATGTTATGGGTAGCTTATACCTGTAATGGCGGAACAGAAATCAAGAAAGGGGCAACCTGCCTGGTTGCGACACCGTATGATTCCCAAGCCCGAGAGATTTTTGACCAGCTCAACAACTTCATTGAAAACAATGAAGCCCTACGAGCTTCGGTCAGTGCTATCCGGCGTTCTCCTTATGAAATTGTGTTCCACAACAAATCACGTATCAAGCTATACACAGCCGGTACCCGTTCTGGGGCCGAAGGTGGGTCGCTTCGTGGTCAAAAAGCCTCATGGCTCTACTTGGATAAATTTTTGTCCCGTATGCTGGTGACAGCATAATGAAAACTGAGTGAAATCAGAGAAACCTAACCAATGGAGGAATTCTATATGTACTTATCCGACAAACAATATCGTCAGTCATTGCGTCATCTATCTGAAACCGCTGGACAGTCTATTGTAGATATTGCACGTGCATATACCTCATTGCATGGCAATTCTGAGGAATGTCCTGTCACTGCAACAGGATGGTCCGCAACGACTATCTCGAAAGAGAGTAGAGGGCAAGTGCCTTCGAAGCGCTCAGCATCTCCTGTATTTTTCAAAATCACAATGAATACAACCCTCGGAAACTACAAACGAGGGGGCACATACTTCTTTATTAGTGAAAGCTACCCGTGGCAACAGGACTGCTTCTACCAATTTAAAGCGTATGAGTTTATTCCTGTGGTATTGGATATCAATTCGCATACGATTGAAACAATATCAATTTATAACGATTTGATGTATGTGCCAAAAGAAGATTTTCTCGTCTATCGGACGTTTGAAATGATGGTACAACAATACAAAGAGATGATGATATAGTCTCATCCCCGTGTGAAAGCCGGGAGCAAGGGTCACGCCTTGTGTAAGGAACTGGAAGTAGACTATTTAGGTGATAAAGACTTTGAAGCGATTTATGCGATTTCGATGGAGGCACCAAAACGAATTGGGGTTATGATGGCCTCGACGCCAACTGGTCGTCGTGGAAAGTTTTATCAAGCGTGTGTAGAACTGCCATTCAACCAAAATCAGAAAATTAGTCCGTTGAAAACAACGGATGGTCATCACTTCGATGCCCGGCTCTACGACCGAGCTTCAGCAGAAGGATGGAAAGAGTTCCATTTCCCTACAATGGTTAACCCAGAGTGGTCTCCAGAGATGGAACGAGAAATGAAAATGATGTACACGAACTCGGCTTACGAGCACGAAGTTCTAGCAGAATTTGGAACAGAGGATGCTGGGGTATTCAACAAAGACTACATTGACGAAGCTAGTTCAAGTGGTTATGGTTATCTCAGCCAGCGAACCAATGATGCGCCAATTGCGATTGGTGTTGACTGGGATAAAGCCGGTGCCGCTACGCAAATTGTAGTGACACAATGGGATAGATTCGAAGAGCGACGCCAAACAGGAACTGATATGGACGAAGTCTTATCACCTTATGGACGTTTTCGAGTCATCAATCGTATTGAGATTCCACGTGGACAATACACGTATGACAATGCTGTTAAGAAATTGAAAGAACTGGATAAAATTTACGAACCATTTGCGATTTATGTCGATAAAGGGGCCGGAGATTACCAGTCTGAAGTCTTGCGCTTGTCATTAGGAGACAAGGTACGGGCGGTTGCGTTTGGTAGTTCTGAAATCGTGCATGACCCGATTAGTCGGACTCTTGATAAAAAGCCACTGAAAGCCTTCATGGTTAACATTACGACCTTTTTGCTGGACCGGGGACAACTTCGGATTCCATCAAAAGATGTCGATGATACCATCAACCGTCAGATGACGAAATATCAAGTTAAACGGATTGCACCGAAGACTGGCGAACCTACTTTCTCGAACGAAGATGAACATGCTTTAGACGCACTCATGTTAACTCTGTATGCTTTTAATACCGTTTTCCCTGATTTAGCGAAAGCCGTACAAACGAAAGATGTGGCACGTCAATTTACAACGATTAAGCGTGAATTCGTAGACCCATTGAAAGCAGTGTTTGAAAACAATACGTTTGCAAATACCAGTAAAGCAGAAGAATGGGATGAGCCTGGGCCACGACCACCAAGACGTACAACGCTTGGCAAGAAGAAAAGTCGTGATTCATTGGACTGGGGAAGTAGAGGGCAACAAAAGTCCTTTAAAGGACGAAGCCATTTTTAATGGATGTTGAGGGGCAACCCTTTCATCATATACAGCTCCCTCTCCCTTTTTTGATGTAGTCCCAAGGCCTCCTCCCCTGCCTAGGGGCTACTTTTTTTGTAATGAACCAATAAAAGGAGTTTGAACGATGGATAACAACTACGATGAAGTAACAGCATTACCGGGGATTGATACTTCAGCAGAACGAGAACGAATTAATTACCGTCCACTAAACAAAGAAGAAGAACGAGAACGCCGGGCACTCATCGACGAAGCCATTGAAGATGTCGTCAGTGAGACAACACCGGTCGAAAGTGAAACAATTCTTCCAACAGACTTAGGGCAGAACATGACCGAGTTGCATGATTTCATTCAATCCGTTAAAACGAGTATTGAAGAAATGATACAAGACGTACAACTTCCGATTGAAACAGGAAGTGTCGCCGCTACAGCTTTAACAGAACTAGGATTTACACAAAATTATTTAGATGCTGAGACGTATAAGACCTTGTTGACTTCATCGAAAACACCCGCTTCCGAATACTTGATTCAGATTTGGGAAGATGAAGCCGAAGACGTAGAAGGTACCTTAGCCATGGAATATTATGAAGACATATTAGAAATGGAACAAGACTTCAATGCATTTACAGAATTTACGAATGAAACCGTGTTTGGGGTCATGGGCGCAACCTTTAGTCCAACAGAAGACTTTATGAAGCAATTAAAGGATAAACAGAAGACGTATAGTGAAGCGGCATTAAATGTCCAAAAAGAAGTCGTGAAACTAGAAACATCTGAACGTAATGCTTTTATCATGAATGATTTAGCTAAAGTGGTTCTATTAAAAGATGAAAGCCGATTACTTCGAAGAAAAAGCTCGAAATATGATAATGAAAAGATTTTAATCAATGAAGGCATCGAAGTTACAAATGAAAAGCTTAAAAATGTGTATCAAAGTGTAGAAAGCATCAAACGAAATTTGAAGAAAGAAGTTTATGGGACAGATTCCAATTATTTCTCTGCTTTGTTTCCTTACTATGAATCGGAGACGGAGCTGAAACAAGGCTTAGCGAAAGCGAAAGGATTGTTAAAACTGTCTGTCGATAAACAGAATGAGGACAAGCAAGAACTCAAAGACATCAATCGCAACCATCTCAGTCTAGAGAAACGAAAGCGGATGCAAGATACGGTGTTGACTCATGTTGAAATCACAGACAACTGGTCGGAAGATTGGAAAGAATTGTTGTTAGAACAAACAACGACTACAGAAGAACAGGATAAATTCTTTGATGCGTTAACTGTAGGTATGCATCATAGCTACGAACAGCGTAAAGAGCATACCGAGAACTTCTATCGTATGAGTTTACAAGACATATTGGTGAGACAACAAAAGATTAAGCAAGTATATGAGAAAGAAACGGCGCGAACCAGTTATAAAGACATTGCAGGTTTTATTGAACACTTATAATCCATAAAGAGGAGCAACTACCGTGAAAAAAGAGAAATTAGAACGTTTAGTACAACAAATGAAACAAACCGTCAATTTAACAGAGGAATCAACAAAATCTCTTGAACACTTCTACCGTGTGCGTCAAGATGTCCCGTTAAAAGGAAAAAGTGTCATCAGCTATAGCTTCACAGAACCGATTCACCACGAACAAGGTCTTATTATCGTTCCTATTACAGACGTTCACCTAGGGCATCGTGAAGCCAATCTAGAGCTATTCAAAGGATACATTCGTTACATATTAGAAACACCGAATGCGGTCACGGTCTTAAATGGCGATTTAGCAGAAACTGCCACGAAAGTCTCTGTCGGAAAAGCGATGTTTGAAGAAGCATTCAATTTCCCAGAGCAAATGCGTCTGTTAGAAGAACTACTCAAACCATTAGCAGAAGCCGGTAAGATTTTAGGATGCGGCCCCGGGAACCATGAAGAACGAATTGCTAACATGATTGGGATTAACCCGATGCGGATGTTAGCAGAGAAACTAGAAGTCCCTTACTTCGGATACCAAGGATTCTTCCGCCTTCAAGTCGGAGAGCAATTGTATAAAGTCGTGGCTTTCCATGGAGCAGGTGGCGGTGCTAGTCCGGGTGCTAAAGCCAACACAGCAGAAAAAATGAACAAAGTTTTAGGTAATGCTGACTTGTATATCTCAGGGCATACCCATGGACGTCAATCACATACTGACCTCATCTTTATGATGGACGATGAGAGTGAAGATTTGATTCCACATAAACGGACATATGTAGTCGGTGGAAGCTTTGTTGATTACTGGGACAGCTATCCTGAAATGAAAGGTCTTGCTCCTGCACTGACTGGTTTGGTTCGTTGTGAATTCCGGGCGGATTGCAAAGAAATTCGAGTAGACATTTAAGATAGGAGTAGTTGAGGAATGAACCCTTTAAAGTTATTACAAATTCAATCAGATATGAATAAAGTACAAAAAGTAGAACAAAAAGTGGTACCGGTCACAGAAGCCGGTGCCTTGCGTGACCCAAAGAAGACAACGATTAAATCCGTCGCCCAACCGATTTCAGGAGGAGGCGGAGCGGGCTTTGAAGAGAGTCCCGTTGATTTACAACAAGTGGAACGCGCCTATCTCTCAGACTCTTATATTCGACGAGCCATTGACCGTCATATCTCAGGGATGTTCAAATCAGGGTGGGAATTGAAGTCGAAGAATGATGCGGCATCCGAATACATTTGGATGCGTTTAAAATTGATGGCAGAAGCGACAAAGCTTCCAACCGATGACCTCTTCCGTCAAATGGGCAGTGATTATGTCTTATATGGCAATGCTTTCTTAATTAAAGTACGAGCCAAAAAAGCTGTTCAAGTTCCTGGATTAAATGCCATTGGATATACAAACAAACAACCGATTGCGGGTTACTTCCCAGCGGCACCAAGTACATTCAAGATTGAACGAGATGAGTTTGGAAACGTTGTGAGTTACGAACAATCTTCTGGTGGTGGGTCAGGTGTCGAGTATGCAGAGACCGAAGTAGTTCATCTTCCATATAAACGACCAACAGGAAGAGCCTATGGGGTTCCAATGATTCACAATGTTTTACAAGACGTGTTATTGCTTCGTCAGATTGAAGACAATGTTTATCGTTTGATTTACAAACACTTATTTCCAAAACAAGTCTTAACCGTAGGATTACCGCAAGCCGGTTTTGAAGCGACAGAAGAAGAAATTGAAGAAGTCCGAGATGAGATTCGAATGATGGCGGCGGACTCGGTTCTTGTTTTCCCTGAACGATACAAACTAGAATCGATTGGTGGTGACTCTACAGCCTTAGATGTTTCTAACTACCTGAAGTATTTCCGGCAACGGATTTTTACAGGACTTAATGTAAGTGACTCTGTTATGGGAATTGGAGACACCGCGAATAAGTCAACGTCAGATAACATGTCTTCTGATTTGAATGACAGTGTTAAAGAATTCCAAGAGAATTTAGCGGTGCATATCCAACATAAAATCATCAATGAATTGTTGTTTGAAGGGGGATTTGACCCAACCCTTAACCCTGACGATGAAGTGTTGTTTAGTTTCACGGATATTGAACAATCTGTCAAGATTGCCCGTGAGAATCATGCTATTCAGTTGTTTACTCAGAATGCGATTACATTCGAAGAAATGCGTATGGAAATGAACCGAGATGTAACCGTCGATGAAGGACGTCTCTTCTTCCAAATGATTACGGCAACACAGGCACAACAGACAGCTGATTTGGCAACACAGGCGGCCATGAATACAACAAGTAATCAGAATCAACCTGAGAATCAGAATGGGAAACAAACGGCACCGAACACAAAAAAGCGGGAAAATAGTGGAAAAAAAGCAGGAGTTCAAGAATCTCAAGAAAAAGATGAAGAAACGCTATTGACGAAAAAGGATGAACTGGTTAGTTTTAGCAGTGAGTTAGGTATTAACCAATTGGAAAAGAAGTTAAACGTACACTGGAAAGCTTTTAAGGAAGATATGAATCAAGAAGCCATCACGCCAAAGCAAATCGAATTGGCAAGCACTCTGTTAATCCAGAGCTTGATGAAAACATCTGAAGACTACAGTATGCAAGCCATGAAAGTTGGATGGGCACAAAGTAAGAAGGAACAACTTCATACGAGTCAATTAGCAGAAGGAACGACCTACATATTGAATGAAATGAAAGCTTCTGTGACTCGGTTGTTCAAGCAATTGGAAACTCGACTTCAGTCGTCGGAAACTAAGGAAAGTCGAGAACAAATCTTTACTGCCCATGAATATCGGTTACGTTTAATTAGTAAAATGGAGCTTTATCGCGCCTACAACATTGGTTTGTGCTTAGCCGCAAGAGAATCAGGATTATCTAAAGTACAGACTGTTATCAGCGAAACAGCTTGCGAAACTTGCAAGAAAAAAAATGAAGTGGACATAACAGCCATGGACTGGATTGAATCGGTTCCACCGCATCATCCAGGATGTACTTGCACAATCGATTTAGGAGGTTTGCAATGACTTACTTAAAATACGGCAAGCTCCAAATTGACCCGAAAGAACTACACGAATCTACTCGTGTGAAAATGACTTTCGAAAAACCGAATATCCGAATGCAAGAGTCGCTCAATGAAGAGCGATTCCTGCTTCCTCGTATCGAAGCCATTCATGCAGGAGCCACTCGTAACAACACCGTCTACCAACGAGAGAAACTACGGGGCTCAATGGAAAACAAATCAGGAGTTTACTCTTGGTTGCATCCGTATCCAAAACCGGTTATTTATAACCATGATGTAAACACGAAAGCCACTGGACGTATTTATACGGCCGCTTTCGCGGAGTACACACAAGCAGGACGTCCCGGCATTATTGCGGTTCCAAAGATTACAGATGCCGAAGCCATTGATGGCATTCTCGGTGAACGTCTTTTGACGGTCTCTATTGGAGCAACAACGGATGAAGTTACGTGTTCTATCTGTGGGACTCACATCATCTCAGAAGGGTTCTGTGGACACATGAAAGGTGAAGTCTATGATGGACGGATGGCAGAATGGGTCACAGAGAACTTATGGTTCGATGAACTCTCATGGGTCAATGTTCCAGCAGATAGCGATGCTATGATTGTTGATTCCCAATCGAGTGTCTTATTAGCGACAGCGAAAGAATCAACAGGCGGTATCATTATGCTCGGCAACGGAAGCGTTTCAAAGAATGAACTCGTCGGTATTACCAAAGAATCCAAAGATGACATCATCATCATGGAAGGAGAACTTGCAATGACAGAAGAGCAAATTAAAGCATTACAGGAAGAACTCGAAGCATTGAAAACTGTGAAAGAACAACTTGAAACAGTACAAGCTGAGCTCGAAACTGTAAAAGAATCTACAGAATTGCTAGAAAATGAAAAAACAGCGTTGACAGAAGAAAACGAAAAGGTTTTAAAGGAGAAGGAAGAGTTAGTTAACTCTACTACTGCCCTTACTGAAGAGCTGGAAGGTGTACAAAAAACTTTGACTGAAAAAGAAGAAGCATTGGTTGCCTTGTCGGAGGAGAAAGAAACTCTCACAGCGGCTTTGACAGAAGCAAAAGAAGCTTTGACTCAGACAGAACAAGTAACAGCTGAACTCAACAAAGAAATCCAAGAATCACATATCAATCACCTGGCATCTCTTCGTATCGCTAATGGCAAAGATACTACATATGAAGAAGCAGTCCAAAAGCTCGCTACACGCGAACTAAACTCTGTTAAAGACGGTATCGAAGATATGAAAGAAGAATTGAAGTTACGTGGAAACTTTGAAGAAGGTACAGGTACACTTCGTCAACAAATCAAGCAAGGTCAGCAAGAACCATCACCAACAAATAAACAAGAAGAAGGACTTTCGTTTGAAGAGGCTCTTAAAGGCTTATTCTCAACGAAACGTTCTAACTAACCTGAGGAGGAAATCAGAATGGGTTTGTTTCCTAACGTAAACGACACATACACTTTCGCTGGCAAGACGCACACTAACCTAGTAGTTTCAGAAGGTAATGCACCAGCAGAGCGATTCACAGTCGCTAAAGACAATAACACACGTAAGCACGCGGACGGTTCAGTCATCGCACCAGAATTCACTTATGTATTCGGTCCAGAAGGCAACCAGACAGTTCTTATTGCAAAAGGTAAAATTGTTGAAGCGACAGACGCTCAACTTGACCGTGAAACAGGTCACAAGCATACAGCTATTCGTGTAGCAGATGAAGGTTCTACAAATGTTATCGGTGTTATTCACCACAACGTATACCAACAACGCCGCGACCGTATGGAAGGTAATGTTCCAACTGTTATCCGTCGTGACTACATCGAAGTTCCACTTTTCGAACATGCAACTGTTGCAACAGCAGAAGGTTTCGCTAAAGCAATGCATTTCGGTGCCGCTTATGGCGCAAACAAAGACTTAAAACCGGGTGACCGCGTTAAAGTCGGTAAGAACGGTAACTTCGTGAAAGCTGTCATTGATGGCGCTACACCAGATTCTCCGTTCGCTGTTGTTGGTCAAGTTCTTGCAGTAGAACGTGATTTACCACCAGCTGGATTCCTTCAGTATTTCGTAGATATGCGTAACCCGCAACTCGAAGAAATGATTAAAGCAATGTCTACGGCTCCAACACCAGGTGAAGGTGGATACCCAATGGGTTACCCATACGACATCAAGTCTTGGAAACCTGAGTTCGAAAAACAATTGACACAAGCTAACGACAAAGGTATTCCATTCTTGACTGACGGATTCTTCCGTGCGAAGAAAGTCCTCACAGGAATCGATGTTAAAGACTTGTATGATGCTACAACTAACAACGACGGTGCTGTCGAAGCCGTTCGTCCTTCTGGCGATGTTGAGTTCGACCCAGCTACTGGTAAAGTAACAGTTGGCGAAAAAGGTGGAGCAGTCTTCATTAAACTTCGTCACAAAATTGACCACACTGAAGCTGGTCACGTTGTTGTAAAACAAGATAGTACAGTAGTTGCCGCTAACGACGTTCAAATCGACATCCATAACAACACTGTTGTTGTCTACTTCGATGAAGCCGTTACAGTAACAGCTCTTACACTTGATGTAAAAGCAATCGTTGACCCAGTTGCTGGTATCCCTACTGAGTGGGACTATGCAGGTTCGGTCGGAGCAGTTCGTATTCAACTTCTCGGTTAATGACTAAGAGGGTGGGTATGAACGCTCACCCTCTCTTTTATACTTATTTGAAACACATAATGTTAAGACGATACTAGGGAGGACCTACATAATGAACGAAAATCAACTTGCGCTTGTAGAAAAATTCTCAAGCATGATGAAATTTGGAAAAACGAAAGAAAACCGTGTGGATGTAACAGAAGCACTCACAACAGCGGATGCTAACATTCTTCTTCCAAAAGTAATTTCAACAGTAATCACAGAAGCGGCTGAGCCACTTTATCTCGCATCACAATTCTTCAAACAAGTCCAATTGACTGAAGGACGCTCTATGGAGTTCATCCACTTCGGCGCTATCCGTGCGTTCGAAATCGGCGAAGCTCAAGAGTACCCAAACCAAACGCTCAACTTCACTAAAGAAGGCGCCGGCGGCGTGGACGTTCGCGTTCGCAAATACGGTTTGAAAGTTCAAATCACAGATGAAATGATTGCAGACTCACAGTGGGACGTTATCGGTCTTCACCTTGAAGCCGCTGGACGTGCAATGGCTCGTAAAAAAGAAGAAGTTATCTTCCGTGAATTCTCTACTCATGGTCACGTTGTCTTCGATGGTAACGAATACCAACCAGGCGACGAAGGTTTCCCAACAGGACGCGGTTTCGACGGCGAAATGAACGGTACACTTTCAGCTGACGACCTCGTTGAAATGGCTGTCTCTATCATGTCTGAAGGTTTCACACCGACTGACATCATCATGCACCCACTTTGCTGGTCACTATTTGCTAAAAACGAAGCACTTCAAGGCGCTTCAGTTGCGGCATTCGGTCAAGGTCAAGCAGGTCGTGACCCACGTGCGTTCACAGCGAACAATGCACTTGGTTTACAAATCATCTTCTCACCATTCGTACCATTCAAACAAGCTGAACGTCTCTTCGATTTCTACATCGTTGACCGTAACAACATCGGTGTTCTTCTTGTTAAAGATGCAATCTCGACAGAGCAGTTCGATGACCCACTCCGTGACATCCAGTCATTGAAAGTCAAAGAACGCTATGGCGTAGGTATCTTAAACGGTGGTAAAGGTCTTGCTGTTGCGAAGAACATTGCCTTCAAGAAAACATGGCCAGCTCCAGACCGCGAGTTCGAAAAAATGGCGCTTCCAAGCGACATGCAACCGAAGCTTGCTGATGGTTCTGTTAACCCAGCAGTTAAGAAACACGACGAAATTTAATAGCTTAACCCCTATAGGGACCCTTCTTATGGGGTCCCTTATTTTATTACATTAACTTACAGGAGGAAACACACATGAAGTATATCGACGTTATCGTCTCTCCATTTTTCCAGGGAGGCCCTATTCACGAAGAAAAATCAAACCTGACATTTGAAGCCTATGACATCTACCCAACGGTGTACCGCATCAACAAAGAAGCTGACTTATCTGGTATTAAGAGTCTTATCCGTCAGAACATCCTCGTTTTAGTTGAAGGTGAAATCGATGAGAAACTCAAAGTCGAAGAAGTCCCACTAAAAGAACAACCAAAGCAAGAGAAGTTTATTCCTGAGACAGCAGAAGAAGCGTTAGAAGAAACAAAAGAAGAAGTCGAAGCGCAAGAAGAACGAGAAGAGCAACTGGAAAAGTCACAAAAGCTTCCTGACAAGCTCGAAGACTACACAGTAGCGGAACTCAAAGAAAAAGCGGATGCGTTAGGTATTGAATACAAAGCGAACATCTCGAAAAGTGCATTGCTCAAGAAACTGAAGTGAGGTGTAACTAATGCCAATTAATAATTATTTGGTAGTAGGCATGACGCCGACTTCAAATGAAATGGGTGTAGCCTTAACGGTTACACTCAGTATTTCTTTTCAACGGAACATGAACCCTTCGACTTTAAATAGTTCGACTCTGAAACTACGCAAGGTCAATGGAGGAAATGTCCCGGTCACGATTACCTACGATAATGTTACGAAGAAAGTCGCCGTCAAACCAACGGAGCCCTTAGAACCGAGTGTACAGTATCAAATGGAAATTGTTGGCGGACAAAATGGAGTTGTCTCGGTTATTGATGACTATTTAAGTGTTAGTCGTTTTTATGAGTTCTACACGAAAGAACAAGATGTAGCCTTACCCGTCAAAAACATTCAATTAACAGAACACAATGGCATCATCACAGCAGAATGGTCAGCCGTGGATTTAATTGGCAGTTACCAGTATCTATTAAAACTGTCTCATTCGAACTTACCAGAGAATGCCGGTATTTGGCCGAGTTATAACCTCTATGAAACGAATGCTTTAACGGTAGATATTCCAAAAAAGGTTGAGCCCGGCACGTACTATGTTCACATCCAAGTCAAGAAGAATGACATGGTCTCAGAATATCGTACAGCATCGATTGCAGTGAAGGAAGCTGAAGCTACACCAAGCCCTTCAGAAGGCTCTCCTGACGTCCCTGTAGATGTCTCAACAGACTTGTACCTTCGTGTATTAGAAACGTACCCACGAAATGAAGCATTCCATATTACACCGGATAGAGTCGGTGTTTTATTTTCAGAAGAAATTGATTTAACAACTTATGCTGATTGGTTCCGTGTTGAAGAAGTCACAGGACTAGAAACGGCTTCTTTCCTTAGCTTAGGGATTAATACAGTTCCCGGTAAGATTGTCGAAATCGAAGCCGAACTCGAACGAACAAAAGTTTTAACGTTTATTCCAGATGTTCCGTTCCAAAAAGATAAAACTTATCAGCTTATTTTAAAGAAGGAAACGAAGACTCCTGTAAGTGAAGAGCAAACGATGGAACTCGAAGGCAATCTCATTGTTATTAGTGGGAAAGCAAAAGAACTTGAATCAGAGTTTAGAAGTACGTTTCAATCGGCTTTTACCCATTACTATGTAACGGTGGATGAAGTCAAAACAGAGCTTCGGTATTTTGGAGCCTTTGTTGATGAGAAGACATTAGCGAAGTTGATTGTAGCGAATTCAAAAGCCGCTTACCAAATGGCTTCGTTATTAAAGAACTTTGACGCGACTTTATATGTTGATGGCGCGGCACCGTTTTATATGCATGAATACGTGAAGTACAAGACTTCTTATGATGTAGCATTGACGAGCATGGTGGAACTGACGATGGGAACAGACAAAACGATTCGATTAGCAGACTTACAAGTCCAAGAAACGGGTCGCCAGTCCTTCGTTCTTCAATCGTTGATTACAGAGTTAAAAGCTAAAATCAAACCATGGGAAGATTTAATGCATGGGCGTACGGCTCGTGGTTATGCTTCTATGGGTACGGCTGTATACAGCGAAGAAGGAAACCCTTATCCAGACTTCTTCGATGGTCGGACAGAGTTCCCAGAGCTAGGGAGTTGAGTAGATGAAATCATTACCAGAAGAATTCAAAGATATTTTACGCGAGTACGGGCATTCCGTGCTCGTCGTGCGTCAACAGAAACAAGTGGTATGCAGTTGTTATGACGAGAAGACACAGAGTGCAGACCGAGAATGTCCCTATTGTTTTGGATTGAAGTATGTGCCGATTGTTGAGAAACATACGGTCTATGAAACCGATGCCGCTAACCCACAGACGCTTCCGTTGATTGAGAAGGGAGAAACGTTCGGCGTCATGTCGATTCCTTCGAGAGCGTATTACTTCTTACCAGAAACAGCTTTAGATGAAGATGATTTAATTCTAGATGTTGGATGGATACGAAATATTCCGGTCATGAAAGAGGGAAACATCTGGGAAGTCTCACACATTGACCCGGCTCGTTTCCAACACGGACAACTGGTGTATAAAAAAGCTTATGTCAAAGCAGAACCGGTTGAAAAAAAGATTCGGGGATTCCATATCCGTCAAGTCGGTAATGTCATGAGCTATGAATTAATTGGTGGTGAAAAGAAATGAAATACAGCATGGGCAGACGATTCGTTCAAGAACTAGACCCTACAGGAAAAATCTTGTTGATGGGTATGAGCTATGAAGGAATTCCACAAGATGGTTTTTATCTTCGAGAAGGACAAGACCCATATGAAGCATTAGGGGAGTGTGAGCTCGCTGACCAATACATCATTGCATTACGGAGTGGCTTGACCGCCGCCGACATCCTTATCTACCGTCTGAATGGGATTAAGGGTAGCATGCAACTTACAAATGCGTTAGATGGACAGAAAGTGCTTGAAATCTCAAGTATCGGTGCCAGTGAAGAAACTCAAAATATTAGTATCTTAGTTAGTCCCTATGGCTTAGTCGTCTATAAAGACGGAGAAGATGTGACGCAACGGACATACACATTTGAAGACTATGAAACGGTTGAAGACTTAGTAAGACGAATCAACCGAGATGCCGACTTTGGGTTACTAGAAGTCGAAGCGCGATTGTTAACTCAACGGTATTTAAAAGACTGTGTCTTCCAAGAAGCTTCTTATCCATTCTATATGGCATCAGGAGAAGATGAGTTAGTGCGAACAGACGAGACCGATATTGAAGCCTATACGATTCAATATTTAGAACGTGTTAAAGAGGCAACATTACGAGATGATGGAGAGTTTGGAGAAGCATTTAGTGTTCCAACAGAAGCGATTAGCATCGTTGGTATTTACCATGATGAATCACCAGCGATTACGAAACGTCTTGGCGAGTTCTGTGCGTTGAAAACAGAAGAAACAAAAATCATGACGATTGCGGTCCTTGGCACCAATCCGATTCCCGGGAAAACGGAAGAGATGGATTACGGGATTGATGAGAACGGAAATGCCTTTGATGATGAAGGCAACCTTTATATCTATGACCCATGGAAAGAACGAAACGATTTCTTAGAGAAATTGAATTCAGAAGCAGTTCATGCGATTGGAGAAGAAGGAATTTATGTCCATGTTGTTATCGGACACCATCAAACAGTAAGAGGCTTGGCTTCGATTGCTCCAGCGTATACTGCCAATTATGTGCAGAATGAGATTGGAAAAAGCTTTACGAATAAAGAAATTAAAGGAATCGGTGAATTTCTTTTCAACTTACAGAAAAAAGAGCTTGTAGGACTTGAATCTAATGGTTATATATGTACTGTACCTTCTATCCGTAGGAATGTAGTGTCTCAAAAAAGCCAAAATTTCTATACATATGAAAGAACAACCTACAAGGCTAAACCCCATTTGATTCGACTAACTCTTATGATTGCTAGAGAAGTTGAACAAGAACTAGAGCAATACATCGGCGAATCAAGCACGATGAACGTCACCGACTCTGAAACCCTGTTACGCGCTCAATTTGAAGTTTATATGAAGAGTAATCTGATTAAACGCTATGAATTGAAGGTGACCCGGCCAGAACTTGCACGTATGCGCGTGGATATCTTACTTGTGCCTTATGGGTCTGTTGAAGAAATTGCTCTAGAGCAAGATATTCAATATGAAGAGAAGGAGGTCTTTAGATGGATGGACGTTTAAGGTCGAATGGCGCACTTGATTTTGATGGCTTTACAACTATGATGCACCGCTTGCTCTCTTTATCATGGGGGGATGACTGGGGATATTTCACAGAAGAATTTCCGACGACGACTGATTCTGAGAATATTCAATATCCAGCTATCACTTACACGATTGAGTCGATGCAACCAGGACTGATTGGAAAGAATGTCCGAGAAATTAAGCCGCGACATCGAAGTTATGTAAAAGAAGATGTCAATGGAAATAGCGATGAGTTTATTGAAATTTTTGGACAAACACTCGACTACGTGATTGAATTCCAATTGTTCGAAGAGAACAATAAGAAGCTCATGGAACTACATAAACGGTTCAGAGATTTCATGAAGACGTACACTGGTTACTTTATGAAGAACGGCGTTAAAACGGTTCTATTCATGAACATGAAAAAGAAGGAACAAAACTTAAAGGACGTATCTGTCTCTAGAAGTCACTTTTATTTGGTGCAACTAGAAGAGATTACAGAGGTCCCGCGTGCAGAGCTAAAAATCATCTTCCAAGCATTTGAAGAAGGATTATAAGTTTTAGCCACCCCTTAAAAATCAAGGAGGAATAATAATGTCAAAGTACCCAAACCTTCCAGGTGTTGACGTCAGCTTAGCTGATGGCGGACTTGTTGTCTCACAAGGACAGAATGGACCTCGTTTGCTTATCATCGCTCCAGCGAAGACAGTAAACGCTCCAGAAGAACCAGTTTTGATTCAACAAGAATCTGAACTTGCACTTTACGGATTCGGTAGCATCTTTGTTAACGGAGAAGTAAACCCAATCGCGGCTGAATGGCGTTTGGCGCAACAATCAGGTGTACGTGAAATTTACCTGTTGGCTGTTAAAGCAACAAGCAAAAAAGAAGCGTTCCTTGAATTGTACCGTAACCTATTCGGCATGTTGGTTGATTTCGAAACAGAACACGTTGTTCTTTCTGGTTTCTCTATCGAAGACGAAGCGGTTGTAACTGCTGAAGACTTTGAAGACCCAGAAGACAAAGCGGCGTTCCCATCAGTTCCAGGTGTTGTCAAATATGGTGAGATTGTTAAAGGGACAGATGTTCCAACACTTCCATTGACTATCGAAACTGGGACAAACGATACATTCACTATCGTCGACAAATCAACAGGCTCTGTTGATAAAGTCATCACATTGACTGCTAAAACATATGATGGAACAGAAGGCAAAAATCTTCAGTCTCTAGCAGATGCGTTAACAACTCAATTAAACACAGCGGTTACAGGACTTAAAGCTGTTGTTTCTGAAGGCCGCATCATCCTCGTTGGTAAAACGAAATTTGCAGTTAAAGCAGAAACAGGATTAGCTACGGCTTTGAAGCTTCCAATCGCTGTTGATTCTGTCAAAGAAGAAAACGTTGCTGGTGAAGTTGTTGTTGGACACTTTGCAAAACTGCTTGCAGGATATGCAGAATTCCAATCACTTGGAAACAACGCAACTATCGGTTACATCGGAACACCAGCACTTGTTGGTCAAGCAACATTGACTTCAGTACGTGCACATGCAAACAAGATTCTAGGACTGAACACGAAATTCTCTGGTTTCCTTCAAATTGTTGGTCAAGAAGTCGGCATCCAAGTACCGGGTGGGTCTACTCACTTCATGAACGGTGCAACAGCTTATGCTGGTCTCGTCATGAGCTTGGCTCCACAATCGGCTCCAACAAACAAAGCGATTCCAGGTGCTGTCGGTCTTCGTTATCAATATGGTGCAAGCCAGCGTAATGCCCTCACTGGTAACCGTGTTGTAACGTTCTTCGTCAAAAACGGTCAAGTTATCGTTACTGACGGTATCACGTCTGCCGCTAAGATTCTTATTGGTAACAAACTTGTCGATTCAGACTACACTCGTCTGTCTACAATGCGTATCACAAACTACATCGCACAAGAAGTTCGTGATGTTTGTGAACCATTCATCGGTGAGCCAAACGAAATGCCACAATACAATGCAATGTATGCGGCAATCAAAGGACGTCTTGAAATGGCTGTTAATATGCGTGTCATCCGTGACGCTCGTTTCTCAGTTGTCCCAGGCCGTGACCTTGGTTCTGCTGTTGTCAAATTGAAAGTTCTTCCTCAGTTTGAAACACGTCACATCGACGTTAACATCGCACTTTCAACTATCGAAACGTTCTAAAGATATGGGGGAGTGAATCCCCCTTTCTTATATAATCACCCCTTTGAAGGAGGAAAATGATAATGGCAGTTAGCTCATATCAAAAAACGTACACAACTTTCGGTGGTGCAGACATCGTCGCTACATTCGGTGGCACAATCGTTGGTGAGCTTCAGGCAATTACATACAGCGTCACTCGTGAGAAAGCCCCTGTATATGTTCTTGGAGACCCGAACCCGAAATCGTTCTCACGTGGTAAACGTGGAATCGCTGGTTCACTCGTATTTACTGTCTTCGACCGGGATGCACTTCACCGGATGAAAGAAGACCAAAACGTATTCCGTCATGGTTTGAACACGACTGGTACGAAAAATCCTGTTGCTGTTGACGGTGTTGACCGTAACGCCGACAACCTGATTGCCAACTGGAAATCAGCGAAGAAGCCGAAATATTCTGATGAAATCCCACCATTTGACATAACTATCAACTTCTTGAACGAATATGGTCAAGCGGCAACGATGACTATCTATGGTGTTGAGATTCTCAACGAAGGTATGGGAATGTCTGTTGATGACATCACGACTGAAAAGGCTTGTACTTTCATCGCGCGTGACATCGACGAACTCAAAGCAAATGACAAAAACGAACCATCATTAGATTGGACTTAATTTAGTAGAATTGGGAGGGGAGAATACTCCCCTCTTTTTTTAATGGGAGGATATCACATGGCAAAAAAACCGATTGAACATAGCCGGTTCTCAAATACTTATACATCTTATGCAGGGACAGATATCTTAGCTGTTTTTACCCCAAAGAGTGGCACACCTGTCGCTTTCGGTGAACTGCAAACTATCAGTTATTCCATTTACCGCCCGATGACTCAGGTGTATACCTTAGGTCGTGCGAACCCATCTGGTTTTGTGAGAGGACAACGAACCATAGCAGGAAGTCTTATCTTCACAGTCTTTGACCGTCATGCACTCTATACGGTCTTACAAGAAGGATATAAGCTTCAGGACGAACGCTGTTTGACTCTCAAAGGAGATGAATTACCTCCGTTTGATATCAACATCAATTTCTTAAATGAATATGGTCAATCCGCTAGTATGGTCATCTATGATGTTCGTCTCATGTCAGAAGGCCAGACGATGTCGATTGAAGACCGCATCACCGAAAATACCATGCAATTCATTGCCAATGATATTGATTTAATGAAACCGGGGAATCCCGAAAATGAAGGAGTCTGGTAATCATGGCTGAGAATAATCCGTTCCAAGAAAGCTTATCCTTTTCCAAAGAATACTTTTCAGGAGCCCGTGTCCAAATTTATTTTGGGGATACGTTCATTGAAGAAGCAACATCTCTTCAGTACACGTTAACCGAGAACATTGCACCGATTTATGGCTTTGCTTCGTATACATGGGACCGGGTTGCACGTGGAACTCGTATGGTTCAAGGAAGCTTTACTATCAACTTTACAGAAGCAGGGTATTTACAAACGGTATTAGACAGGTTAAGTAATAAGATGAACAGTGCGAAGGGCCGAAGTACTGGCATTAAACAAGAAGATATCGGCTCGAAAACCGTAGTCCGAGGAAACTTAGAAGGCATGACGTTAGAACAATTACTAACGGCTGAAAAGAAAGATTTTCAAGACATCATGACCGAATACGAAAACTCAATTTGGGGAGGCGCTACTCTTCAAGAAGATTTACGGAACCGGCAACATGATACATTCTTCTATCCTCAAAACACCAATATGCCAAATACTTCTTATTATTCTGAGATGCGTCAAAATGGATTTAATATTCTAGTCGATTTTGGAAAAAACATGGATTTAGGGAGAATCAAATGTTTTGGAGCATTAGGAGATAAAGAGATGAATGACATTCAAACGAGACAATCGATTATGAATGTTCAACTGACTTCTGTTGGAAAGAGTGTCGCCGCTGACGGTCAAGCCGTCCAAGAGCAATATACTTTCTTAGCAAAAGACATTGATGGCGTATACATCGAAAAAATTTAACCATACATAGGGAGGCACGACCACATGGCACGTGTAAAAAAAGAAGCGGTAGAACAAGAAGTAGAAATGGATATGCAAGAAGAAGAGCAAGTTGAGCGAGTAGAAGGCGTTAAAGAACAAGTGGATGCTTTCGAAGAAATCGACGGCGAACAACTTATCGTTCCAAACGGACCAACACTTGACCAAGTCGAAGAATGGAAAAGTCGTTTCCAAGATAATGTCTTCTTAACTGAAATTCAAAATGAGATTTATGTCTGGCGGCCTATCCGTCGTATCGAATATAAAGGGATTATGAAAGTACCAGGAGCAGACCGTTACTTCAATGAAGAAAAGATTTGCGATACATGCATTCTCTTCCCTGCTAACTTCCGTTCAGCGGCCATGTCCAATGGTCTTGCTGGTGTTCCGACGATTCTATCGGAATTGATTCTAGAACAATCTGGTTTCAACCCAACTGTAAACGCTGTACGTCTATAATGAACACCCTAAAGGGGAGGGCCTTGTCCCTTCCTTTTTTCTATGAGGAGGAATATATATGAGTTATGAAAACTATGAAGAATGGAAACAAGATATCGAAGAAAAAGAGCAAGAAGAAGAGTTTCAGCAAGTAGATTATAGTTTGCTCCGTGAGTTAAAAGAAAAGTATTTTGATATCTATCAGGTAGAGTTAATGGGGGCTATTATTACATTCCGTGCTTTATCGTTTCGAGAATTCGCTAACATCCGAGACTCTCATTTAGAACGAGAAGAACAAGAAGAAGAAATCTGTAAGATGACCGTCCTCGACCCATTGTTTGAAGATTGGAATGTGGAAATGCATGGAGTTGTCCCGCAATTACTTTGTCGGCAAATCCTTTACCATTCAGGTTTAAGCCCTGATTCGTCTGATGAAATCAAACAATACCGGACAGAACAGAAAATGATAATCAACAATACGATTGAAGAACAGATTGCTTGTGTCATTAAAGAAGCGTTCCCGAATTTTGAACTCGAAGAAATCTTAAACTGGAGTATTCGAAAAATGTGTTGGTACGAAGCGCGGGCCCTTTGGACATTAAAAACGATGCGTGGTATTGAGTTTGACGATTCAAATGAACTGGAAGATTTAATTGAACAGGAAAAAATGCAAGCAAGACGATAAGGAGAGAATGTAGATGGCAGATATGCGCGATATGCAAAATCAACAAAAAAGAGAACAGATGGCACAGACGGCCATTGGTGCCGTCAAGATTGTCGGAGCCGGTGCTATCGGGTATGGGTTGATTCGTAATCGTCATGCCATCGGTGCTCCTATCATGCGTGGACTCATGAGAAGCCATCGTTTTAACATGGCAGGTGAAATTATTGGAGAAGTCGCTTCTCGTGGTAGTGTCATGACTAGTGCTTTAGGGTCTAAACCAGGCTTCATGAGTGTTTTAAAAGCTTACCGAGACCCAGAAGAATATGAACGACGGATGCGACTGGCTTTTCGGGCGCAACAATCGGCGCGGAATCAACCGAACCAATTAGCGGATACCCCATTAATGCCACGACGTGTTGTCGAGCACCTGAGTTCAAATAAATCATTACAAGCGGAAGCCATTAAACGAACACGGATTGATACCAACTTAAATCAATTGCGAGAAAACCCGAGATTTCAACCTCACTTTGAAACGGGACTTGAAGAACTCTTATTAAAAAGTAACTTACTGAGTCGCTCAAATCCTTCAGAACGAGAAGTCGTGGACTTTGTTCAGAAGAACATGACGAAGCAAGCAAAAGAAACACAAAACCATTTCATCAATATGGATAAGATGGATGGGCAAGAACGAAGTGATTTCGTAGAAGAACTCTTTAAAACCGTTGATGAAAACAACCAACGCATTAAATATACCCAAAAGAATGGGGAAGCGGTCTTAAACAAGACCATGACTATCGAAGAGCGGAAGTCTGTTGAAAGCAGTTATCAAGTTATGCAGAAAGCAAACTTCGAAGCGTTGATGAAAGGATTACATAAAGACAACAACAAAACTTTCATGAGCCAGTCAATGGAACGAAATGGATACCATCAGTTGACGTTAGAAGATGTCATGAATGATGATGGAGGACTCAAAGCCCGTTACTCCCCAATGCAACGGGAAGGTAAGAATCGACATCAAATGGATTTCGTGGAAGAAATCCTGAACAATGCGAAGAAGCTTGGATATGACATGGAAGAAACGAAGCAGATGATTGTTGACCCTGCTATCTTCTTAAATAAAGAAACATTCCATATTGCAGACATGACAAACATTCAACGGAGTATGGATAAGACCGTTGACTTCGTTCATCAAAACTTCCAAGTCCCATTCTTGAACTTCAACCCCATTGACTTAATTCAGTACGGCGCACAGAAAGCAAGCCGGGAAGCACCACTTTTCCGTATGTTTAAACGAGGAGAGATGTCGGCATTCGCTAGTAAGAAACTACAAGATGGTAGCAATGCGTATGACTTGATGGACGAGAACTACATGCGTCGGAATAACGATGCCGCCATGACACCGTTCAGAAAAGATTATGTTTATGCCGGTGGAGCTTCGTATGACCTAGACCGTCTGACAGAACAATTGAAAAAAGGGAAGAGTATTCAACAACTGGATTTAAAATCAGGAATGATTGAAGACGACTTGATTCTGGTTTCGAGTGAGTTCGGGGTACCGAAACGTTTTGCGGAATCCATTACAGGGATGACGCAACATGATGGAGACGTTGGTTTTGTTAGAAGTGTATGGGGTGGAAAACAAGAAAATGAATCTATCTTCGACCGGTTCAAACGAGCTTTAACCAAAGATGCGAATCCAGACTATGGACCAAACCTCATTCATAATTTAAGAAACCGTCCTAATGCAGACCTAGAAGAAACTTATAATAAGATGAATAACTTGGTCGGACGAAGCACACGTGCTATGGGTCATGATACCAGTTTCTATTGGGGAGACGAACTCCAAGATGTCATGAAGAAACAATATGACATTAACATTGATTTCCATAGTTTACGAGACAATGATGAATACATTTTGAATGTTGCCCAAGACCTTGTTTATAAGATTCGTGGGATGGATGCTTCAAAGGTCAAGGTTGATTCTCAAGAATTAATTGGTGGCGTTGAAAAACAAATCGCTCAAATCTATCGTCAGTATGAAAAAGACCAAGCTTTATTCCTTCGTCAGAAGACGACAATTCCTGAGAAGGCTTTAGTCAGTAGTGAGATGTTTAACATCGCTTCTGTCGGATACGACCGAATGGTCGGACAGACCGATGATTTACGGAAAAGTATTGAGCAATTAGGACTTGTTAACTTTAATCGAGTTAAAGGAACAAGTGTTAAAGAGCATCTGGAAGCAGGATTTTTAGATAAGAAGATTGGACGTTCTGAAGTTCAAGAAACGATGGACTTAATGAACCTATCTCATCTCCAACAATTTGAGAGTCGAATCGGAGACAAAGAGTATGGCGCTAGTGCTGAAGCTTTACAGGACTTCAGAGACTACTTCAGTGAAGGCGAACGGCATATGGATATGCTGGGTACACTCAAACGGAAAGACCCATGGTGGGCCACAGGGCCGGGAGATGAACCGGTCAACCATTACGGAAAAGATGCTCACTTCCATATGATTAAGAAACACCGGGGAATGCTTGAAAGCATCAACCGTCAGATTTCAGCAGACTCCGAAGACTACTCTGATATCTATGACCAGACGTTATCTGGAGCAAAAGGAGTCGGCAATTACTTCAAACAAATCTTTGCTGGTAAGAAAAACATTGAAGACGTGACTGCCGGAACCATGGTTCCTTGGTTCTTTGCTTCTCGTCTTGATGATGCGATGGCACAGATGGGTCTTGGACTCGGTAATAGCCTACGAGGTTCTGCTACGTCCATTGTCATGAACCAATGGGGACGGCGGATTGTTTTACCATATGTGGCTTATCAACAAGCCATGTATCTTGATGGTTTAACGAATGATACAATTAGTGATAGTGCCGCTGATACATATGTCAATATGCAACAAGATACGTCGAAAGCAAAAGAGTTCTTAGGTATCAATACGATTGGTCGCTCATGGAGCCGAGTCTTTGCCGGTACTGACCAAATCAATGAATGGATTCCAATGAAAGCCATGAACTTTGCAACTGGTGGCGCTTTAACCGATTTCCGTAGTCCTGAAGAACTCAAGGAATACTATGAGTCTGGAGAAGACGCTGTTCGTAAAGGACGGTACTGGGGAATTGGTTCCACGACTCCTTGGATGGGTGGAAAAATAGAACGCTGGCAACCAAACTGGTATCGCCGCATGAAATCGGACTATCAATTCAGTGAAAATGGGTCAGGTTCAGAATCGGAATACTGGGCCAATCATTGGATGCCGACATTAACCCATCCCCTAGCACCGCTTCGTCACTTTGTTTTTGATAGCAAACACTATGAAAATAAGTTAAAAGACGAACGGCCATTCGCGGTTACGGGTGGATTTGCAGAACTCGATAACATTCCTATCGTCGGTCCTTTGATTGATGACACCGTCGGCCGCGTTTTGAAGCCACGAACAGAAGATAAACGTTTGAATAAAGCACACCGTGAGTATTTAGAAGAGTATAACCAACGATTAGCAAGTGCCTATGCAACAGCTAACGGTGGCGCCACTCTTGAAATGATGCCTTCAGGTGGGGTCAAACGAATTGATGATACCGTCAGTCTTGATTTCGAAGAAAAGAATGAAGATGAACAAGAGTTTTACAATGGCGATGCTTATAGTAGTGGACAAGCCAGTGGTGGATACTCTCCTACAGGAGGACGCTCAGGAGAGGGTGCTGGGACGTCTGTCTCTGGTGGGGGCGGCTACGGGGCTGAAGTTACGAAGACAACGCTCACAGAGCAAAATATGGGGCTTATGGAAAGCACGAGTCCGATTAGTCGTGGTATTTCTAGCTTGGAATCTACACGAGACCCGAATGTCTTATATGATGTAGATGACGCTATCAATCGAGACAACCCATTAAATGTACAATATGGTTCGCTTCGTGATGTTTGGTACAATACATCCGAAATCGCTGGTATCTTTGGTTTCGCCGCCAAGTCGGGGATTGGATTCGAAGAAAGTGGTCGAGGAAACACGTTACAAGATTCAGGTGTCATGAGTTCATATAACCGGAAATTCTGGGACATGGAACTCGGTGGACTCGGTGGAGACATTTCCGAGATTACCCGTCGTTACCTTGCTCGTGACCCAAATAAGAACTATTACAACCCAATCCGTAACAAAATGCCGGAATGGATGCCGGGTGCGGAATACTTCACTGACTTCAAACACGGTGACCCGTATTCACGCGTCAATGCTGGTCTGATGCGTTTACCGGGAGATGCATACGAGAAGCTCTATAATGTCAAGAAGGATGCTGACGGGAACTATTCGGCTCTTGACCGCCTACGCATTCTAGCAGATGTTGCACCATACTCTGACCAATACCGAATGGCAAAAAAACAAGTCTCGTTATTGAATAGCAATGGGGAATTATCGGAAGAAGATAATGAACAGTACAAAACAATTCGAGAACAAGTCAAAGAAAAGAAAGAAAAGAAACATCTTTATGACCGTAAGTTCAATAATGCTGAAATCAATAAAGAAACCGTTACAGTTACCAAAGTCTTGGATGCCAATACATTCGTTACCCGAGAGTATGGAGAAGCGAACCCGATTAAGTTAGCAGGGGTTCAAATCAAGAATAGTGATACCGAGACCGTTGATTATGTGAAACAGTATATCTATGAAGGGGCAACCTTAAAGATTGGACTGGACGCTGACCCACTCAACCGGGAACGTAAAGACTTAATGAATACGATGCGGGCTGTCGTCTTCACGCAACACAATGAAGAAGGTAATCCATTCTATTTAACGAACAAAGGTGCGAACTTAAACTTCATGTTAGCGAACCGTGCAGATACGAAAGACAAAGTCACGATTCGAGATGACGGTTCCGCTGTTGCCACAGCCGCTCTCTATTCTAGTGAACAGATTACAGTTGGTAAAATGTATGATACCGTCGTTCGAGATATCCTACCGAAGATTCCAATCGCTGGTGTATTTGCGGATAAGTTCTTACAAGTCCGTTCTCCAGTAGAATCGTATGAACGAGAACTGTATGGAAAAGCATGGCGGGACTGGGCAAGTCCATGGTCAGGTTGGATTCAACCCATGATTGATACTATGGCGTCTCGTAATCCGATTGTTGCCGCCGCCGAAGGATATGGTATCGGATACATGTTCGGACGGAACCGGGCACCGGGTATCATCGGTATGGGCTTAGGCTTAACTGTTGGTTTACTAGCCACTGCTAAAACAGTAGGTGAGATTGGGAAAGATGTTATCGGAGACGATAGTAACTGGATTCCAGCGCGTCGTCGCAAAGAACGAGAAGTCGATGAATACTTCGATAAACTGAAATACGTTAAGTTCAAAGGATTGTATGAAAAGACCAAGGAATTAGCGAAGGAACGAGAAGGTGTCGACTTAGATGCTATCTTGGAAGCCCAAGATGAAACCGGGAAACAAAACAAAGGCTTAAAGAAATATATCAATGAGCAGAAAAAAAGGTTGAGCATTCAGAAGAAAAGTGGTTATGGTGATGTAGAAGCATTACGTGCTGAATTAAAAGACCACAATGATACGCTCAAAGAAATGAATGATACGCGTCCAACACAAGACCTAGGTCCAATTGGCGCCCTTGCTTTACGTTATAAGCAAGAGTATGAATCAACGATTTATTCAGCCGATGAAAACATCAATTTCCAAAACATCTATAAAGGGTTACCGGCAAAAGACCGAGAGTACTTTACGAAGTTCATGAGTGCTTCTCCGAAAGAACGAGAAAAGATTCTTCGTTTGGTTCCAAAATACCAACGAGCCATCTACCAGAAATCATGGGGCATGAAAGCGGATAAAAAGGAAAACCTTCAATCGTATTTCAACAGTCATAACTTACCAGATGAAGACTGGAGTGGTTGGGACCCAGGAAAGAGCTTGGATGCGGTTAAAATTAAAGTCATGAAAAATGAAGGCATTGATTTAACCGAAGCTAACTACTGGGACGATGATGAACAACGGGCGCAAGAAGGTAATGCCAAAGCTATTCCAATTAAAGGACATGGCGGTGCCGTTGATATTGCACGTCTGACGAAAGTTTTAAAAGGAGCCGGCCTTTCCAATGTTCAAATCACAATGTCAAAAGTCCAATCCGATAGTCCAGGGATTAAGACGAACTTTGATATTCAAATGGATAGAACACAAGAAGTATTAAGTGAAATGCAGAAAAACTGGGCCAGCTTATTGAGCTAACAGAGGGGGAGGAAGTATCCTCCCTTTTCTTTATATGGAGGGAACAACATGGCAGAAGATAAAATCAAACGGGTAGAAGCGTTTACAGGAGACTCGTATACGGTCTTTGGAATTGGACAGAATAAAAATCGATTCGAAGAAGACCCTGAGTATTTGAAATCGTCAGATGACATCGCCGCCATCTTAAATAATAATCAATCAGAAGAAAGCTCTCGAAAGATTTGGGCAAGCATGGAAGGGTACAATCATGATAAATATGCTTCTGGTCAAGGAACCTATGAATCGTTAATGAAAATTGGAGACAATACCAAGATTGGTGTCTGGGATATTGAGACAATTGGGTCTCCTTCTTTTATGCGAGACAATGATGTTCGCCGTGGGAAAAATGGGATTGCTGACTTTTTCAGTGTGACTGAGATTGCCATGAAAACAGTTCGTGGAGCCGGAATAAAAGAAACAGGAGAAGAACTCTCTTTACTGATTTCTCCTAACCAAAAATCAATGGAACGAATTCAATCCGCTTTAGACACCCTTCATCAAAAAGGATGGGTGGGTTTATCAGAAGATATGCGCCGAAGCTTGTCTGATATTACGCAATATGGAGACGGCGCTAAGATTCGAAAAGAAAAAGGATTTACATATTTAGAAAGTCACGGGACAAAATTTAAAGATGTTGCCTTAGGAACTAAAGAAGGAATTGCCCAAATTGAACGAGGTTTTAATAACCTTAAAGAAGCAACACCGATTGAAAAAGCTTTATTTGCTGTCAATAAAGTGGTTGATAGTAAGACAGTTCTTGCCGGTCACAACGTTCATAACTTTGACCAACGCGCAATGCTTGATGTTATCAGTGCCACAAAACAACGTCTCAAAAATAGTCCGACGCAATACAAAGCACTTGACCGGTTGCATCAGAACATGCAACGGTCTCAACTGGATACGTTAGAATTCTTCCGTACGTTCTACGAAACACCGCTCCAAGACTTTGGAGGGAACATGACGCTGGGAAACTTGTATCGAAACCTAACAGGACGAGAAGGGGCACAGGCTCACTTTGCCTTAGCCGATATCAATATGAACATTTCGTTACTTGGAAGAGCCTTACGAGATGGAAAAGATTCGACGTCAATGCGTTCATTGAAACGTTTGTCTGCTAATACCGTAGAAATGGGACAAGTGTATTATGCGAACCGAGGAATGGGTGCTGAAGGTAAGTACGATGCCATCTATGATAAAGATAAACAAGGGAAGTTTATTCGAGCACGCGATTTCCGTACGGCAACTTTAAACAAAAACAATCATTATGAAGTTGCGAGTGCAGTTCAAAAAATGATGATTGAAGGCAAAGAACATTATGGGGTTACATTGTTGAACCATGATACAGGATACCACCATCAAATTGTCCGCGAACGGTTTGATGACATTGCAAACATCTTCCAAAAGAACTTAGTCCCGGTAGCGATGGATACAGAAGAACGCAAGAACCAGCTTGAACGATTCAAAACGAACAAGAAAGACCGGGCTCGTCGGGAATATGAAAAACTTTTTGATGTCAAAGAAGCCAAAGGGGTCGAACGTCTGAAAAAGAACTATGCGTTCTTAGACGCATACGACCGTCAAACAAAGCGTCTGACAAGAAGTAATGTAAATCCTGAGTTCTTGCACGAGAAAGCCCTCAGTAAAGCGTTAGACGTCATCAACCAAGGCGTAGATGATAAGTACAAAGTCGGAACGGGGTTTGCCGAAAACGTTTTAGGTATGCGGGGCCGTCTTGATAGTGAACGAGGTATCTGGAAAGAAGCCATCGAACGGATTGAAAAAGAAGATTTCCATTATACTGTTCAACCGAAAGACGGAAAAAAAGGCGGTCGTTTCCGAGACAAAGTCAAAGAGACCTATGCCTTGTCTCAAATCAAGGGACGTCTAGAAGGATTAGGGACAGGTGAAAAAGAACAGTACATGACACCGGGAAACAAAAACATGGAACTGACCTTGAATGGGAAAGTCCGTAACTTGAATGTCAGTGACCGGAGTGCGTTCGTTGCTTCTGTTAAAAGTATTTTAAACCGAAATGTCCCAATGAGTCAGCAAAAGAAAATGTTCTTGGAAATGGTAGGACAATTAGAGGATTCGGGTATCATTAGCAAAGAAATGCGCCAAGAATATTTAAGCCTTGGGATGAAGCGTTTCAATGCCAACCAACATCTTGAAATCAATGATGTCGAGAAGATGGCCCGAGAAGTTCAAACAGCCGCTAACGATGGAGGCGTAGGGATTAGAAAAACGGCTCGTATTGACGGAAAAGTCCAAGCCCTTTTACAACCCATTAAAGAGTATGTGGAAGGAACAGCCATTAGCACATCTCCTATCGGAAGTGTTGGTCACCAATTAATGACAACAGGAGTCAATGGACAACACGGCAAGATGTTCTTTGAACAAATTGTCAATGAATCGATTCAACAAAGCCGGGGATACAGTAAATATGATATCGCCGACAATGTTTTTTTGAATGTACCCAAGACGGTTAAAGAAAAAATTGACCGTCACAATCAAGGGGCTCGACTCGCTCTTGAGAAAAGTGGGTTAATTAATCTACCAAAAGAACGGATTGCTTCAATCGTTGGTCAAAGTAAAAACATCAAAGAAGGACAAACGTTTGAAAGTAAAGTGATTAACCTAGCAAACCAGTACGCTCAGAACTTTGGTGTCCGTATGGATTACAACAACGACACTGGAAAAATGATGATGTTGTTGTCAAAGAAAGACCAAGCGTCTTCAATGATGGGGATGACGTTACAAGAAGCCATTAAGTCAAATCAAGTCGCTCACTTTGAAATTCCAATGATGAACCCAGACGGTACGATTGAAATGGCAGGACGGCAATTCGTCGGTCGGTTAAGTGCGGGTATGGGAACAGGTAACACGATGAAAGTGACAAACGTCGTCGATGAGTTCTTTAATGAAATGGGCAATCACTCAAATCGATTAAACCGGGCGATGGAACGGTCAGAACAAATTGGTAGTCCAATGAACATTTTAGATGTCCATGGACGAGTCAATAGTAAGATTCAAAGCATTCAACAAGGATTGGTTACCAACCACTCACTCTTTGATGCCAACCCTGAGAAAGAATTTGCACGAAACTCGAAACTAGCGAACCATAACCGTGCCATGCAGATGGATGTTACAGGGATGGCGGAGTACTGGTATAAGTCTCGGGAACATGCTTTTGATATGGGTGGCGTCGATAACGTCGAGAAACGCATGAAAGAAAATAACTTAAGTTTCTTCCAAGCAATGAACATGCGGGAACAAAACTATTTCCATCGAGACATTGATGATTTCATGAACCAAGAGTTCTTTAATGGGGAACAGCGTTTGTCTCACCATGGTTTGTCTGATAACCAAGCGCGTAACGGGGTCCGGTCACTGGTGGATAACCGAAGCTACTTTGCATTTGGTGAATTCAACCCGACGGCTCGGGAAAACTTAAACAAAGCGTTAAATTATAAAGCGCTTGGCACGAATGCCAATGAAGTGGAAGAAGTCCGTAACCGTGTGGCAAGCACACACAGTGAATCAGAAACGTATCGAATGATGAAAGGATTAACAACAACGGATACAGCAAAAGCCATCCAAGGAGAAGAACTCAGTCATTTGAATGTTCGTGTAGGATTAACGAATGAGTTCCAAGTCAATACATTGGTTAAGAGTGCGGAACGAGAACTCGAAACAAAGATTGGTATCTTAGAGGGAAAAGCGAAACTTAATCCTCAAGAACATGCAGAATTACAAGAACTGAAAAGTTTACAGACTCGTTTAGGTCGAGTTGGTTCGATGTCGATGCATGACGGGATGATTCTTGCTTCGAAATCTTTACAAGAAGCATTAGGCTCAACGAAACAGAAGTCCGTTGATATCGGTATCCAGAAACTCTTGAATCCTGAACTACAAAAGTTGATGGAAGAAAAAGGCTTGTTTACAACCGAAGGAGCAGTCAAAGTCGAAAGTGGACAAGGAATTAACTATGCAGATTTGAAACAAGCCGGTCTTGTTGAAGAGAAGCATGGTAATTACAGAATCACAGTGGGTAGTATGATGACAGCAGAAGGTGGCGAATTCAAAGCCATCGATGCAGGAGAATACAAGAACTGGAATAAGAACTTCGAAATCACAGGATTCGATGCTGACAGTGGTCGTGTTGTCTTCACAGAACAAGACAAAGCCATCCAATCGTTTAAAGGAATCACATTAGGTGGAGGACGTCATACAATGGAATTTATTGATGATGATGTCTTGAAGTTTGTTTCAAAATCAAATGATGTCAAAGTCTTGATGCCTGAACCTGAAATCAAAAAGAACATGGGGGGCACATACCTTCGTTCGGTTGTGGATACATACAGTGATGAAATCAAGAAACAAATCTTAGCGACACCAGAAGAACGTTCGAAAGAAGTTCAAGATGTTTTGAAAAAACATGGTGCCGAAGGACGAGTCACAGTCGCCGACCTCAGCAAAGGCGGTCTTGAAGATAATGTCATGAAAGAGCTCATGAGCCCAGCTTTGGATAAAGAGCTTGGCTTAACAGGTCAATACAAGATTGAAGACGGCGCCGTTATCCTCAATAGCCATTTAGAAAATGAAGCGCGTAATTTGTCCAAAGAAAAAGTAGTTGCCTTTGATAAGAGCATGGAAACTAGTACTGGGTTTAGTCGTATTAGTCAAGCTGGGTTCGAAGTCGTCAACGAAGGTATCGGTAAGCATGATATCCACAGTTATGAGTCCACAGGTAAGAAGATGCGAATTGGTAAGAAAGAAATGAACGTTGTGCGTAGTATTTATGGTAGTTATGATACCGAAGGAAACGCACGAAATGTGGTTACCGGCGGTGCTGATTATAGCAAATGGTTAGAGTCTGAAATTCATAACTCTTCTACTTCTCGAAAACCATCTAAAGACATCTTCCAAGAAATCGTATCAGGTCTACAAGGAAACGGAACACCACAAAAAGGAGACAGCGTTATTGACTTCTCAGGTAAAACCATCGGAGATGAAGTTAATACAGCCTATGATGTCGGCGGCGTCAATTATGTCGATTCTAAAATCCTAGATAAGAGTGGAAAAGTGACAGCAAAAGACATGGCATTCATTGCTGAAGATTATGCTGGAACGATTATGAGTCACAAGTTGTCCGATGTTAAAATGCACGGGAAAGATAAAAAACTAGGCGACATAACCAAAGGAAATACCTTCATGCAACTACCAGAAGAATTCGGTGAAAACCGTTTCGTTCAATTGGTGGATACCTCTGGTCTTTCTCGACTCGATGAATCCGCGCCGATGATGCTGGAAATGCAGAAGAAACAATTAGGACTGTACCGCAACCTGAAAGAATTCCAGAACCTTGGAACTGGAACAGCAACTGGTCCAGAACTCGAAAAGCATAAACAGCAAATCATGCAGAACGTCGAAGAAAGCGTCAGTGCGTTACAAAAAGAAACGGCCACATTCGCTACCAGTGCGCGTGATGGTGGATTGATTAACAAATTGATGGTAGGAAAAGCTGATATGTCCGCGCAATTCCGGGTACAAACGGTCAACCCATTCGAAAACTTTACGATGAAAGATGGACAATGGGAAAACACTGGAAAGTACAAAGAAGGAACGGTCTATATTTCTCGAAACCGGATGAGTGAAATGATTGGTGGAAATGAGAACACGATTGCTCAAGCGATTTATGGAAAAGAAGCACAAGCCATGATAGAAAAACATGGTGATAATTTGCATAGTGTTATCCTTGATGATTTAACTCATCATGTCGATGGAAAGAACATGTCTCTGTACGGAAACACTAACCGGTACCCAACCATCAATGACTCGACGATGCAAGCCACACGCTTTGTCGTCGATGGCACCATGGAGCATGATGACCGTCGCGCTTTGATTTCAGTCGGAACCTTAAAAGTCATGGCCGGGGATACTGATGGTGACGTTATCAATGGAATGCTCACTCACTACAAAGATAAAGATTCAGCAAAATGGCATGAGACCGTTAAAGCTCGTCATGACTTAAGTCTTCCAGGAAACGAGCAACAAGCTAATACGATACTAAATGAATACCGAGAAGACTTAGCGAAAACGTATATGACAACACGAAACTATTCTGAAGGTGCCGAACAGATTGATTTACAGACTGCCAAGAAAGAAGTCGACAGTTTGATTCTGAACAACCAAGAAGGAAAAGACGTAACCGTTCAGACGTTAGTTGCTCAAGGCTTTGATGAAGAAAAAGCACAAGACTTCTTCAAATACAAAGTCAACATTGATGAAAACATTCTGACAACGGAAGCGCGTCAAGGTAAGGGTTCTATCGGTATGATTGACAATACACGAGAATCGATGCGTGAACTCCATTCGATGACACAAGAAGCATTGGTCGCTCACGGGTTACGAGATGAAGGAACGGCTCGCCGAAACGAATTCATTGTCCAAAACTTTGGTTCTACGATTTCTCAGGAATTGATTTCTTCGAAAAAGGTCACGATTGATAGCTTTGTCAATGAAGTGAGTGCTGAATCAAACAATCTTTCTAATGAAGAGATTTATGCCGAAGCCCAAAAACGGATGCAACATCGTCATGAAAGTATCGACAATATCCAACAATTGCTCAAGAATCCAAATGCCGATAACCGGATGCAATTGCATGACGAGCTGAATAACCTTGGGATGTTCGAA